ATGCCCATGTGGATAGAAGCACGCAAGGTTGATGCCGCAGTAACTCAGGGTGATACCGTTATAAATGCCAATACCGAATATGGAGATTTTAGAGTTGACCGTCTCGCGGTATTATGGGAAAGTGCAGACAAGTTTGACGTTTTCCAAATTACGTCTTTTACTGCAACTACTATCACTGCTAATCGCGGTATTAACGATGACTTCTCCGCTGACACATGGTTAATGCCGGTTCGCTCATGTCGTATGCTTCGAGATCCTACCCGAACAGCAAGCGGTTATGATGCGATTTTGGAAACGGTTATGGAGATAACTGATAACGTAACATTGACCACAGCGGCAAGCGCAATTCAATGGAATGGAGAAGATACTTTCTTCATGGAACCATTGGCGACTGGAAATAATGGTGTAGATGATAAATACGAGCATAGAATAGATGTAATGGATTTTGGCACCGGTGTTGTCGATTGGAATGCTCCCTGGAACAATATAAGGATCAATAGAGAATTTGAACTTATCCTCGAAGGGAAGCAGGAAATATGGGAATACAGGGAATGGTTGCATAGACGTGCCGGCAGGTTGCGTCCATTTTATATGCCAACATTTGAAAACCATTTTAAAATATTGACGGTGGGTAATGTTGCTGATTCTTTTAGGGCTGTAGCAAATGATTACTCCAGACAATCAACTGCGCGGACAACTATTTGTTTTAAAATGGTGGATGGTACATATGAGATAAGAACAATAACGGGAGCAGTAGTAAATGCTTTCGAAGAACTCGAAGTGACATTTACTCCGAATTTAGACGAGGATGCAAGTGCTATTGATGAAGTCAATTTCTTCGGTTTGAAACGCCTTGGTAATGATCGGATGGAAATTGAATGGCATCCAAATAATGTCGCTGTAACTATGGTGCCGATAACGGAGTTGAGCCCATGACGTATGATGCCCATGAGATAAGTACATATAGCGGTAGCCCGATTGAGATATTTCTCTTCGATAGGGAAGGTGCTCAATTTTGGGGTTATACATCAGCGGACGAGGATCAATCCTATTTAGGACAAACTTATTCCGCTATCGCTATTAAGAGAAGTAAAATTGAGCATAGCCAAGATGTTTTGCGGAACGCCTTGACCATAACGATGCCAATGGATACTGAGTTCATTCAGCAATACATAAGTTCTCCGCCAACAGATCGTATAGTATTAACCATTCGTCGATTTCATGAAGGGGATTCAGATATCAAATCGTTATGGGTTGGACGAGTTGTCAATGTCTCTTTTGAGGAATCAAGGGTCAAGGTTAGGTGTGAACCGATCCATACATCCTTGAAACGTCCGACACTGCGGAGATTTTATCAATTGTCATGTCCCTACCTTTTGTATGGAGACTTGTGTCAAGTGAACCCCGATTCTTATAAACTTGTTACAACATTGACCGGGGTTAGCGGGTTGACTTTGACATCCGCTGATTTTGGTGCAGAGGCGGACGGATATTATACGGGTGGTTATGTTGAATTATTAAGCAATGGCGTGTATAATAAACGCTTCATAACTGACCATGTTGGGAATGATATAACAGTTAATTTAATTCTCCAGGACGTAGTAGTCGGTTCTGAAGTGAATGCCTATCCTGGATGCTCGCATAATGTAACTGTTTGTAATACGAAGTTTAATAACATTTTGAATTATGGAGGACAACCCTGGATTCCCCGTAAAAATCCAATGGGAGGATCCCCGATTTTTTAAAGGAGGAGCGTATGTGGGTCTATTTAGTTGTTGCCATCGTTGTTGCTGTTGCTGCTTATGCAATGGCGCCAAAACCCCCTGAACCGCAACCCCCAATGCTAAAAGATTTCGATCTTCCAACGGCTGAGGAAGGGAGACCTGTCCCGGTCGTATTCGGAACGATGGTTGTTAAAAGTCCGAACATTGTTTGGTATGGAGATCTTGGGTATGTACCTATTAAATCCAAAGGCGGTAAATAATGGGCGTTCTTTGTAAAAGAGCACATGCCGCAGCTTTGGGTTTTTGCGCCAGAGGATGTCGCCAATGGATAAAAGATCACGGTCTTGATTATCTCAAGTTTGTTCGAGAAGGAATTGATGAAAGTGTCTTCCTCGAAGCAAACGACGAAATGGCGGTCCAATTAGTCGCTGAGGCGAGGAGACAAGCGGCAGAAGAAGGAACATAATTATGGGCGGTGGAGGAAAAGGCGGAAGCCAAACTATAGGTTATAAATATTATCTCGGGGTACATATGATTATTTGCCATGGCCCCGTTGATAAGGTAGGTCCGATCTATGCAGGGCAACGACCAGCATATAGCGGTTCTGCTTATTACGATGGAACAAGCGGAAACCCACGTCCAATTCTCACTCCACCAAGCGGATGGGAATTGCAAATGCTAATGACTGATAGCAGCATTAATGGAACATTAAGTCCTTGGTCAAACGCTCAAAATATAACCAATGTTTCGTTTGGTGCTACGGGTGCTACGTTTACAAATGGTTACATGGACATTGGAGATTTTGTTCCTGCAACCTCCGGTGTTGGTTGGAATGATGATACAAAATTTACCATGATTTTTGTTTTTACTCCAAACGATGCTGGCGACGATCTCCAATGCCTTATTGGTAAACATACATCGGATGCCACAGGCGGGAGAGACATCTTTTGTGTATGGTGGCAACGTTCAAAAGGACGAGTAGGGATAACGTATGGGCGTAAATACTTGGACGATCCATTAGACCTGGGAGATGACGAGCACGAAACCGAAGACGATATAACTTGGATCTCAGATGAAAATGCTTTTCTCGCCGGTGTTGAACATGAAGTCATGATACTGTGGAGAACAACGGAATGGGAAGACGATGAAGGAGGCTCCTCAGAATATAATACTTCAGTTGGTTTGTATCGCAATGCTGCTTATATTGGGTCTGCTTCATACACAGGGCATACCCCGTCTTCTTGGATCGGACGCTCATGGGTAGTCGGAGCAGATTGGGATGAAGAAACAGCGGCGCGAGATAATGAGTATAATGGCACAATGAAAGATCTTTATATTTGGAGTGACATTTTATACTCATTATCTGAGATGTGGCCCGTTACTTCAACACCAGGTGCTTCGGAGCAACGAATCTACATTAATAATCCTGAATTATTTGGAGGGGAGAAAAAAGAAGGTGGTATCGTCGGCACGGTCGATGTTATGTTTGGTGCCGATGGTCAAGAACAAAATAATTATCTCCTTTCTCAACCGGGAATAAGTTCCGCAAACTTGCCCGGGTATCGTGGAGTAATTTCTCTTGTAGCAAATCAAGTTTATATTTGCGCCATGAGCCCATATCCGAAACCATGGTGGGTGCGAATTGAAAACATCCCCGGAAAAGATTGGTATCCCACAAAAGCAGAAATCAATCCGACCGGCACCGGCACGTCTGCAAATGCTGCCCACATGATCCGAGAGTGTATTCTTAATGACGAGTGGGGAATGGGTTACACTACATCAAGCATAGATGAAGGATCATTCGAAGCAACGGCAGACACTTTATATGATGAAGGTTTTGGTCTATCAATGATTCTCGCAAGTCAGGGAAGCATTGAAGAATTTATCCAAGAAATATTAAAGCATGTAAACGGGGTGCTTTATACCGACCGTGAGACGGGACTTTTTGTTTTAAATTTAATACGGGATGATTATGTCATTGGTGATCTCCCCGTCTTTAACGAGAGCAATATTGTAAAATTAGAATCATATCAACGTCCAACCTATGCTGAAATGGTAAACGAGGTAACAATTGTCTACCGTAAGCGGGGAGACTTTCAAGATTCTTCGGTGACGTTTCAGGACCTTGCCTCAGTTCAGGCACAAGGCGGGGTTGTATCGCAAACAAGAAATTTCTCCGGCATTGACGATTCCACTATTGCCTCTAAAGTCGGTATGAGAGAATTAAGACAGCAATCGACGCCATTGGCACAAGTTCAACTTACGGTCAATCGTGAAGGCTGGGCAGTGAATCCAGGGGAAGCAATTGTTTTCGAGTGGCCTGAGTACGGTATAACTCAAATGGTTCTCCGAATCTTAAAAGCAGATTACGGAGAAGTCCTTAGCGGACAAATAAAATTTACTTGTGTAGAAGACGTTTTTGGTCTCCCAGCTGCAACATACATGGAACCGCAAGATTCAATATGGGAAGATCCCGTTGATGATCCAACACCTGTACCGGAGAGCTGGTTACAGGAAGCAACTTATTTCGAAATAGCCACAGGGATTCCGAATGGTGCTCAATACGTTGAAACGATGGACCCGGGCGCAGCATTTTTAATCTACATGGCAAAACCGCCCGCGGTCGCAAGTTCAAGCTATGAACTGTGGACATATGTCAGTCCGAATTCTTACACGTTGAAAAATACCGGGGGCTATACGCCAACAGCAGAATTGGTTGTAGCAGCAAATTACGGAGATGATACTTTCGTTCTCTCCTCGTTACCGACTGGCGCTGATTCCATTGCTGTTAATGATTATGCTTTTATTGGTAACGAGATTGTCCGTATTGATGGAATTGATCTGGAGAATGTTCAAATTACAGTCGGACGCGGATGTATTGATACAATACCGCAGAGACATAATGCAGGAGCAGATATTTGGTTCGGTAAAACAAGTTGGTGTTTGGACTGGACCGAATATGCAGACGGTAATACCGTTTATGCTAAGGCGCTTCCACAAACTGGATTTGGTGTATTAGATATTGGTGATGCAACTCAAGAATCTATTGCTATGGAAGGTAGGGCATATAAACCTTATCCAATTGCTAAAGTTGCTTTTCAAACTACTTCTAATTATTTTCCGACTTTTGTATATGGAGCAAATGCAACTTTGGTTCATTTCGCAAATAGGAATAGAATACAGCAATCAGTGCCAGAGAATATTCTCGACTGGTTCGATAGCAATATTACCGCAGAAGCAAACGTTGAATATACTTTTAGATGGTTCTGTGAATTAGATATAAATGACAACCAAACACAGGCAACAAGAATTGATACAGGGGTAACTGGAACAAGCCATTCATGGGATAGAGCGGATGAACTCGCGGATTCAAATCTCGGAGAATTTACTCCGCCCGATGACTGGGATCTCCATATGCCCTTGGCAAATGATGAAATCGGTGGTACATTGAGTCCATGGACTCAGGCGCAAAATGTTACTAATTGCGCATTTATAGATAGAGCAGAATTTCTAAACGGCTATTTAGATTTTGGAGACTTTGCTTTATCAACAACATCTTTTACCATTACCTTTATGTTTCAGCCCGAGAATACGGGAGAGGATTATCAATTATTAATCGGTAAGCATACTATATCAGGTTCAGGTGGCGCTGATATTTTCTCATTATATTGGAGACGTTCGGATAAGCGATTTTACTTCGGTTATGGGACAACTCGGTCATCAGTCGGAACCACTGGCGATGTAAGACCCGGGAGAAAACATGAAGTAATGATTACCCGGAACGGTTCAACTACTGCTGTTTATCTTAGTGGTAAATTGCTTGGTTCTCGAAGCTTCACCATTTCATCATGGACAGGGCGCTCATGGGTTCTTGGAGCAGATTGGGATGCAAGTGATCCGATTAGAAATGATCTTTATTATGGAACAATGTGGGATTTGAGAATTTGGAATAATGTCGTTAAAACAGCAGCGGACATATGGCCCACAGAAAGAGTAAATCGTTATTTTAGATTGGTAGTCAACACTATCAGAAGTGGCGAGAATTCGCTCCAGGATTTTGATTTCACCGTAACAAATCGCGGTGGGTGGGGTCTTGACTGGGGCAATAAATTTAACGGGAGGAATGTATAATGGCAGTCAGAACAGATCCAAGATTCGGTTATCAGTACGGTTGGGCATCGGGAGACGATGGCTGGGGTTCAGCAATGAATACCAACCTGGAGCTTCTGATGCAGGTGGCGACCCATTTAAAAATTCTTGACAGAGACTTGACCACGCCGCCCGGGTCTCCTGTTATCGGGGATATGTATATTC